TGACCTGTTTCTCAAGCTGTATGCTGGCGAAGTCCTAACAGCTTACGAAGAGAAGAAAGTCCTTATGGACAAGGTACGCACTCGTACAATCTCAAAGGGTAAGTCTGCTTCATTTCCAATGACAGGCCGTGCATCTGCTGAGTACCTGACCCCCGGAAACGAAATCACTGGTGGCGCAATCCGTGCTGGTGAGCGTATCGTTACTATTGACGACTTGCTAATCAGTTCGCAGTTCATTGCTAACATTGACGAAGCCATCAACCACTATGATGTACGTTCAATCTACTCACGCGAAGCTGGTATTGCACTAGCTAATGAGGCAGACCGTAACGTAGCTCGTATGCTGGTAAAGGCTGCCCTGTCAACAAACGCTACTCGTGCTGCTGGTCTTATCCAAGACTACAAAGCCTTCACTGAAGAAGACTTCACTGGTAACGTAACTGTTGGTACAGCTACTGCTGACCTTCTTGACCCAGCTAAGATTGCTAAGGCTATCTTTGATGCCAAGAAGACAATGGACATTGCTAACGTACCTACTGATGGTGCTGTAGTTGCCCTTCCACCTGAGCAGTATTATGCACTGATGGATGTGTCTGACGGCTCTAAGCTGACATACATGAACCGTGACTTCGGTGGTAATGGTTCAGTTGCTTCCGCTACTGTACCTATGATTGCTGGTATTCCTGTAATCATGTCAAATCATGCTGATGTATCTAACCTTTACACTAGCCTTGCTACTGGTAATGCTAACGAAGGTGAAACATCAGACAACGCACCACTAGCTAATACTGCTGGTTCTGGACGTACTGCTCACTATGATCTGCCTACTACTGATGTAGATGGTGCAGACATGGTTGCAGAAGCATCCCTGATTAAGGGCTTTGTCTTCACACCAGAAGCTGTAGCTACTGTTAAGCTGCTTGACCTTGGCATGGAATCTGAGTATCAGATCAACCGTCAGGGTACACTCATGGTTGCTAAGTACGCAATGGGACACAACGTCCTGCGTCCTGCATCATGTATCGCACTGCTTGACGCAGACGCTTAAATAAACGAGGGGGTAGCTTAACGGCTACTCCCTTTTTGTTATGCACGTTTTTCTTCTACTAGTTTATTTAGGAGTGGGAGAAGACAGGGTACGCATCAGTAATGATATGTACTTTCGTTCAATCCTTGATTGTAACTTTTACGCTGCTCAGGTTTCTAAACGCTATGGAAACTATAGCCATACCGATTGGATGGACAGTAGAGACAGGGTAACTGCCTACTGTGTACCTAAGTTTATTAATCCAGACTATGTGAGGGTGTATTAATGTTAGCAGAATTAGCAGCAGCCAATGCAGCCTTCTCCATAATTAAACAGACCGTCCTCAATGGTAAGGACTTACTATCTGCTGGCTCTGCCATCTCAGACTTTGTTAATGCTAAGGAAGACCTTAGACAAAACGGAGAGAAGAAAAAGAACTCTGTGTTTGGTTCTAGTGACCTAGAGGAATTTCTAGCCTTAGAACAACTAAAGCAACAGGAGGATGAACTTCGTCAGATGATGCAGTGGTATGGACGAGCTAACCTCTGGAATGACTGGCAGAGGTTTCAGGCAGAAGCACGAAAAGAAAGACAACGACAACAGCAGGAAGCCCTTAAAAAGCGTCAGGAAAGACTAGAACTAATACAGTTACTGATAGCCCTTGGGGTTGTGCTTGTGGGTGTAGTTGCTCTTATCTGGTGGGCTGTATGGCTAAGGGGATAGTACTATGAAGAACATGAAGATTAAAAAGTCTCGCGTTAATGAGGCTGGAAATTATACAAAACCTACCATGAGAAAGAACCTATTTAATAAGATTAAGGCTGGTTCTAAGGGTGGTAATTCTGGTCAGTGGTCAGCTAGAAAAGCACAGATGCTGGCTCGTGAATACAAGGCAAAGGGTGGTGGCTACCGATGAAAGCCCCACAGAAAAGTTTAAAGAAGTGGACAAAGCAGAAGTGGCGTACTAAGTCTGGCAAGCCATCTGGTAAAACAGGTGAGCGTTATCTACCAGAGGCCGCTATTAAGTCTTTGTCTTCTGCTGAGTATGCTGCTACTACTAAAGCTAAACGTGAAGGTAGTAGTAAGGGTAAGCAGTTTGTACGTCAACCTCTAAAGATTGCTAAAAAGACAGCAAAGTATAGGAAGTAATTATGCCACAAGTAGGAAAGAAACATTACAAGTATACCAAAGAAGGTATGGCTAAAGCTAAGAAAGAAGCCAAGAAAACAGGTATGCCTGTACAAAACAAGTACATGAAGAAGAAGTAGTATGACTATTAAACACGCAGGAGAAACCTTTTCAGGTGTCAACAAACCCAAACGTACTCCCAACCACGGTTCAAAGTCTCATGCGGTGTTGGTCAGAACAAATGACAAGTTAAAGATTGTACGCTTTGGACAAAAGGGTGTGAGTGGTGCTGGCAAAAGTCCAAAGACCGCTTCAGAGAAGGCTAGACGTAAGTCCTTCAAAGCACGTCATGCAAAGAATATAGCTAAGGGTAAGACAAGCGCAGCTTACTGGGCTAATAAGGTGAAATGGTGATAACATGGCAGCTACAACAAAACTAGACGCAGTTAATACAATGCTTTCTGCTATTGGTGAAGCACCAGTCAACAGCCTTTCTTCTGGTCTGGTTGAAGCTGAGATTGCAGAAACAATACTAAACACAACTAATCGTGAGGTGCAGTCACATGGCTGGCACTTCAATACAGAATACAAAAAGTCATATGCACAGGACACAGACGGATATATCGTTATTGGTACTGACGTGCTTCGTGCAGATGCAACACTAGAGCAAGATGGTAAGGACTTAGTACAACGTGGTACAAAGATGTACGACAGAAAGAACCATACGTTTGTTATTGGTGCTAGTACTAATCTTGATGTAGTAGTAGAATTAAACTTTGAAGATTTACCAGAAGTAGCTAAGAGATATATCACTCTTAAAAGCACAAGGGTCTTTCAGGATAGGGTTGTAGGGTCAGGTACTCTACACGACTTCCAGAGGGAAGACGAGGAACGTGCTTACTTTGAACTAAAGCAGTTTGATAAGGCTACTGATGATGCTAACATCTTTGACAACTATGATGTCTTTTCTATTATAGACAGACAAGGACGGAGAACAGTGTAATGGCACTTATCAGTCAGTCAATCCCCAATCTTATTAATGGTGTGTCGCAACAGCCTCCATCATTACGTCTTAACACACAAGCAGAACTACAAGAAAATGCACTATCTAGCGTTGTTACAGGGCTATCGAAACGCCCAAGTACTGAACACCTTGCCGATCTGGGGGTAATATCTAATACTGATAAAGCGTTTATACACACAATCCGTAGGGATGAGAACGAATATTATAGCCTTATTATTGATACTGCTGGTACTCTCAGAGTCTTCGACAAGGAAGGTACAGCCAAAACTGTTACCAATAATGCCGCTAGTTACTTCTCTGGTCTCACAGACCCCAGTCAAGAAATTGCAGCAGTCTCTATTGCAGACGCTACGTTCCTAATTAACAAGAACACTACAGTAGCAAAGGGTAGTACTACTTCTAGTACAAGAAACCCAGAAGCACTGGTCTATGTTAAACAAGCTGACTACTCTTCTACTTATCGCTTGGTTATTACCAAGGGTGTTAATACAAGTACAGTTGAGTTTGCTACTAAGTCTAGTACACAGGATAGTACAGCACTAACACAGAACGCAGAGCGTGGTGCATCTACTGACTTGATTGCTACTAATCTAGATACCTTCTCAGGTACTGCTGTTAACACAACGTATTATGATGAGATTACTGATGGTTCTGCTGTTACTGGTATTACCATAACTCGTTATGATTCTGTGTTACATATTCAGTCTACAGATACTACTGACTTTCAAGTAGAAGTAGGTGATTCTCATGGTGGAGACCACTTACTTGTATTCAAGGATGAAACACTAGACTTTAAAAAGCTTCCTGTTGAAGCCCCTGAAAACTTCATCATCAAGATCATAGGTGATAACGAGAAGGCACAGGACGACTACTATGTAAAGTATATTGGTGGTGTCTGGAAGGAAACAGTAGAACCTAACATCCTACTAGACCTTGATGCCACCACAATGCCTCACAAGCTAATCAAGAACCCCGATGGTTCTTTTACGTTTGACGAGGCTGTGTATGCTCAAAGAGATGTAGGTGATGATAATACTAATAGTTATCCTTCCTTTGTAGGATATACGCTGTCTGACATCTTCTTCCATCGTAACAGACTAGGACTACTAGCAGACGAAAATGTAATCTTTGCTCGTGCTGGTGAGTTTCTAGAGTTTGACTTCTTCCGTAAGACAACACTAACTATTGTAGACAGTGACCCCATTGATGTGGCAGTGTCCTCTAACAAGGTTAGTATCCTTAAACATGCTGTACCATTCAACGAGAGCCTACTGCTCTTCTCAGACTTGACACAGTTTAAGGTTACAGCAGACCCCCTCCTAACCCCTGAGACTATCAACGTGGCTAACACCACAGAGTTTGAGGCATCCCTAAGAGCAAAGCCAGCACAGGCTGGTAAGTATGTTTACTTTGCCTCTAAGCGTGGTGCGTGGTCAGGCTGTTGGGAATACTTTGTGGATACTGATACAGACGTTAATGATGCTAGTGAAATTACAGCACACGTCCCTAAGTATCTTAATGGTGAAGTTAAGAGTATTCAAGCGTCCTCTAATGAGGATATGATACTTGTACAGACGACTAACGACAGTCAGGCTATATATGTATATAGATACTACTGGTCAGGCCGTGAGAAGCTCCAAGCCTCGTGGTCACGCTGGGTGTTTGATGGTGATGTTATAGGTTATTCCTTTAACCGTGCTGACATTGACATACTTATCAAGAGGGGTACTAACCTCTACCTAGAAAGAATAAACCTTTCTGTTGATAATGCTACTGAGTATACTGATGGTAGTTTCTCTGTTCATCTAGACAGACGAGTACAACTAGAAACTGGTGGTACAACTACAGTACCCTATACTGATGCTGCGACAATCTATGTAGATAAACGTGGTAAGATTATTGAGGTAGGAGATGTAGCAGCACTACTCACTGCTGGTGAGGTAGTATATGCTGGAGTACCCTTTACGTTTAAGTACCAGTTTTCTGAACCAGTAATTAAACAAGACAATAAACCCATAACAACAGGTATACTGCATATTAGAAATTACGCAGTTACCTACAACAGTACAGGATTCTTTAAGGTTAAAGTTGTACCACTCAAGAGAGATACTTATGAACGTACCTTTACAGGGCGTATCGTTGGTGGTGCAGCTAACCTCCTAAGTAAGGCTGCTATTGATTCAGGCACTTACCGCTTTGGCGTGGTAGGACATTCAACTGACACTACAATTACTATTGAGAGTGACAGTCATCTGCCCTGTGTCTTTCAGTCAGCCGAATGGGAAGGGTTCTTCGTACTACGTTCTAGGAGAATGTAATGCAAGGTCATGTGAGAAAGAGTACCCAAGAAGATGTAGACTATCTATCAACTAATCTGAGGAGAGAGGATACCATTGAAGTACTCTCCTCGCATGGCAATGTAAAGGAAGCACTACAGATAGGCTTTGACGAGTCAGAAAATTGTAGTACTATTATTGTCTCTGACACAGGAGAGATTGCTGGTATATATGGACTAGCTAGGTATGACGATACAATCGGTGTACCGTGGCTACTAACCGCATCTCCAATAGAAAAGATTTGGTTGCCCTTTCTGAGACAGTCTCGTGTTTGGGTAGAACATATGAACAACAAGTATCCTATACTCACTAATGCTTGCGATGCAGACTACACCAAAGCTATCAACTGGCTTCGTTTTGTAGGCTTTACGTTTATCAAAAAGCATGACGAATGGGGGGTAGGTAAGAAACCCTTTTTAGAATTTGTAAGGATAAAAGATGTGTGAACCTAATATGATTATGGCTGGTTTGTCAGCCGCTTCTAAAGGCATAGAGTTTATGGAAGCAAGTAGACAAGCCGATGAACAACAAGCACGTTATGATCAAAACAGAATAGCGGCATCACAAGCAAGAGACTTGAAGATACAGTCACTTAACCAGAGGGCTATTCAGGAGTCTGAGGCTGCGGCTGAAGGTAAATTTAAGCAATCTATTGAAGCACTAGAAAAGCGTGAGCGTGGCGTAGTAGCTGCTGGCGAGGCTGGTGTTACTGGTGGTTCTGTTGATATACTTCTTGCTGATTATACTGCACAGAAACTTCGTGGTGAAACCACTATTAATAGAAACCTTGAGAATGTTGAAAGACAGATAGAGTTACAAAAGATGGGTGCTTCTGCGGAGGCTGAGTCTA